CATCAACTTCAGGATACTTCCTGAAGGAGTTGGCGATGTCTCTTACGAGATCATCAGTTATCCTACCAAGCAGTTCTACGCCAGCGACATGTTGCTGGTAAACTAGCGCTGCATATATGCAAACTGACGCAAAGATTATACTCTGCGTTGGAAAGCATAGTGCAGAACCCATAGGCGCGAATTTAGTCAGACGGTGCGTTTTACCATTCGGTAACACGCATTTATCTGATCTAGTCGCGCGCATCGCAATAGACCAGGTAGGAGGAAAAATCCTCTTAACCAGTGTAAGCGTAACAGAGTCCGATGCGGAGGATAGATCGATAGTATCGATTTCTCCCGTCGCGCTACCAAAGGTAGCCAGATCTTTGTTATACTTTTGATTGCGAAACCTTATCCACCTCTTGAAGGGGGTTCGGGTTAGGGTATCTTCGATTCTGTCCCATACGCCCTGCTGAAAGAACATTAAAACATTAGGTTCCATACATATGGACCTAGCTGTCTTAAGGTCTTTGGGCACAAAGCGTAAACGGGCAGTCCGAGAGCTAGTTTCCTCTTTCTTTCCCCATGCAGGCAAATTTGGAATTGCCCGCGCCGGAGTCAGACCGTGGTCTTCACCGAACCCAAAGTGGCCTAACAAACCACCAAGGATGAAGTGATCTATGATGGGATCGTATTTGAAGGCTTCAACCTTTTCAATACGAGTTCTAACCCCTCGCTCGCTGACGGACTTCGGCCCAAACTTTGGGTAGAAGCCATCAAGAGAAAGAGGCGGAAGCAAAACCTTCAAAATCCTATTAAGGATAAGAAGATCAACTTCCTCATAAGACCACGTAGATAACTCATTTTCGAGATCCAGCCAACCGCGAAAGGCGGTCTTCTCAAATTCGGCGTCAATATACGGTAACTTTTTTCCAAAAGTTAAGAACGTATAAAGATACTGAAAGAGAGATGGATCTTCAGATTTGAAATATCGGTGATACTCCATAAAAACTGGAGTCTCTTTAAAGGCACC